GTTGCCATATCACAAGTGCCAGCGAAGCCAGGGTTTCCTGAGCCGCCAGTGATATTAATAGTCCCGCCAGTAGGCACCCCACCAAGACCACCCACAGTGTTTTGTGCGTCTACTGCTAACTGACCACTACCGGTCCCCAGGGCTCCACCAGTGCCAACAAGAGTTGTCGTATCCCACGTGCTATTGCCGCCTGCGCCACCATTACCCCCTGATGTGCTGCCCGCTGTCCCTGCAGATCCGACGTTCAGTGTCTTACTAACCCCGACCTGTGCTGCAGTAAAGAACCCGATAGCCGTGCCGCCCGCGCCACCACCTGAACCTACCCCAACGTCGCCGGAACCCCCAGCACTGGTATCCGCACCACCACCTCCACCGCCACCGCCTGTGCATATTGCAATACAGCTCTTCATTCCCTGCGTAGGAAAGTATGTCGCTGCGCCAGCAGTAATGAACCTCTGGATATTGATCCAGTTAAATCCACTACGCCTCAAGAACTTTCCATCTGCGTCGAAGAACAACCAGCCGAGTTGATCCTCGTAAGTCGCCATACCGCCGGCTGGCAGTGTAAAGATCGGCGTGATCGCATTAGCTGCGGCGGTGCCACCGACAAACAGCTGGAAAGTGCTCTCGTTGCCAGTATCAGTATTAACTACATGAATGGAGCGAACAAGCGTCGGACCATCAGCCGTTGCTGTATAGATCGTCGCCGCTGCTACCGCGAGCTGCTGTTGGTCCTTCGTATAAGTCTCAACTTGAGTTCCCGTATTCAACTCCATCAGGAACAAAGTGCAGGTGACTTCGTTCGCACCGCTAGGTGCAGCCCCCGCAATCGTATCTGATGCCGGAATGGTAATCATTTTTCTTAGATATATTCGATGACCATGACAATGCCTGACATACCAGCACCGCCAGCAGCGCCCGTACCGGACGCCGTGCTTACTGCGCCAGCGCCTCCTGACCCATAGGCTAGTCCGGCTCCACCTGCGGTGTTCACCGCATTAGTAAGCGTATTGCTCGCTGTTGCTGGTGCTAGACCGCCCCCGCCCCAGAAAGAATCTCCGCCCTTACCACCACGAGCGAAGATGATGTCAATAGTTCCGTCAGCAGAGCCCGCAACCCCTGGCTCGCCCGAGCCACCAGTTACGTTAATCGTGCCTCCAGTAGGCACGCCACCTAGCCCGCCTACGTTAGCATCATTATCAATCGCTACCGCACCAGTGCCAGTGCCAGTAGCGCCGCCTGTGCCTACGAGGTCTGTTGTGTTCCAGGTAGTGCTGCCACCAGTCCCGCCATCGGTGCCGTTTGTGGCACCGCCTGCCACGCCAGCAGCGCCAATACTCAGATCCTTACTCGCTCCAACCTGAGCCGCTGTGAAGAAGCCAATCGCTGTGCCACCCGCACCGCCTCCGCCGGCCGCAGCAACGTCACCAGACGCCGCGGCTGTGTCTGAACCGCCTCCGCCCCCGCCTCCGCCCGTAGCGAACGCAATACAGTGCTTCATTCCCGTGGTCGGCGTATAGGTCGCCGCACCCGGAGTGACAAACGACTGAATGTTGATGCGAGTATATCCCGTGCCAGTCAGCAACTGCCCCCGGTCATCGAAGAATTGCCAGCCTAGAGCATCTTCATAAAGTGCCATACCTCCAGGCACGAGGTTAAACACTGGCGTAATTGCATTAGCTGCCGCTGTGCCCCCCGCAAACAACTGGAACGTGCTGGCGTTTGTTGTGTCTGTATTGACAACGTGAATCGAGCGCACGAAGCTTGGACCGTTCGCTGTTGCTGTATAAATCGTAGCAGCAGCCGCTGCAAGTTGTTGCTGATCTTTCGTGTAAGTCTCGACACCTGTTCCCGAGTGCAACTCCATCAAGAAAAGAGTGCAAGTAACTTCATTCGCGCCAGTGGGGGCGGCGCCAGCAATCGTGTCTGATGCAGCGATCGTTAGCATGATTACGCTGGAGCAGTATAGGTCAGACTCGTCACCGTCACTGTGTCATTCGTAGCGAGCGTCAGGCCGCCAGGGATGTTGATGTCACTCCCTCCTGTCGCCACCGCGCAGAGAATCTTGTCAGTGCCCGCCTGATTCCTAAAGGCCGCCTTGGCAATCGTTCCCGCCGTGGCGCCTCCGCTTGTCAACGGGACGCCAGCCAGTGTGGCTACCCCCGCAGCCGCCCCGCCAAAGGCTGGATTCGCCAGCTCGATCGAGCAGACTGTTACATCGCCAGAGGTAAGGAAGAACAGATCTCCCGGCGGCGCGCCCTCGTCGATCTGATCAACTACAAAGTTCGCTATACCCGTGCGAACCGCAGTAGGATGCGTGACAGCCATGTTATCTCTCCTTCGTGTTATCCTGCACTACATCCATCACCAGCGGGCCTTCATACTTCACTTTCCCGTCCTTATCCCGCACGGTGATTTGAGCAGTGATCTTCGCTGGCTGCGATTCGAGCCTGTTTGGCGCAGGCGCGGCCTTCAGGTCTCCATTTGCTACTTGATTAGTCATCGTTCACCCTACTATAAGATACAGCGTTTCAGGGTCCTTTACCGGCAGCGCGTCATACTCTACCTGCGTCAGCACGACAACCAGGCGGACCTCTACCGACCTGCATGCTGCTGGTAGCCCTGCCGTGCCTTGTGCCATGTTAGAGCGGGGTGCTAATCGCTAGTTCTAGCGTGGCCCCCGAAGTATAGCTATTCACTGCAAGCCTGATCGCGCGCGCGAAAACTGCTAGAGGATTAGCTAAACTCGCCGCCTTCCCCGTGAAGTTCGCATCGTTCAGCCAGGTATAGGTTCCCTGCGAAGCCTGCGGGAACTGCCGAATATCGCTCAGCGTATCCTCGATATCGAAGTTCGCGGTGCCGACCAGTGTAACCTGACAGCTCACTTCGTTATTCACGTAGACTTCCAGCGGGATAGTCTGAGAAACGAACTCATCCACGATTCCTACGTCCATTGTGTTCGCGCCCAGTGTTGAACTGGCCGAGATTGCTGAGATTGTCTTGAAATAAGCGGCGGTTTCGACAGTGGTTGCGCCGGGGCCGGCACGAGTCTCTGTTACAGCCTTACCATCAGCGTCGGTGCCTGTAACTGTGATATTGATGGCCGCCAGATTCGCGGCGGAAGTCAAACTAACCTGATGCGCTAACCCATCAGTTGTAGCCGCCCGAGTGAAGTCCGAGCTGTCCCAGGGCCCCGCACCGGTCAGCCCTGTAGCGAAGTGTGTTGTAGATTCATCTGCCGGCGTGAAACTATACGCAACTGGCCTCATCGTCATGAGAATTCTCCTTGAGAAGGAGAGGCCGAAGCCCCTCCACTCAGGTTAACGAACCCGATTGATTAGCTTGGCAGTAACCCTACTATCATCAGCACCAAGCTCTTTCTTTAGCTTCCTTTCAATGAAGCCGCACTTGTCAGAGTCCTCTTCGTTCCTGAAAGAAGATCCCCAACCGGCTTCCTGCAGAACCCGATCATCATGGGTTCTCGTCTGGCCTTTCGGCTTGCTGTCCTTGATGATGATAATCATCTTAGCTCGTCCAGGGCCCGCCAAGACCGAAGTTGCCAGCGGCGAGGATATTAGTAGCGGTGTTGTTAGTTCCCTTAGCAACCGCAGAAGCGGCCTGATAGTTCCTGGCCATCCCACCAGTCCCAGTGCTCACCACGAAGATATACTTCTGGTAGGCGGCCGCTTGCGTCGGAACGGCATGATTAAAGACGTTATCGTTGATATCCACGATAGTAGCGTCAGTCATCGCAATATCAGCAGCGATTGCGGCGGCCAGCCCACCGAACATGTTGTTCAGAATCTTGATGGAGTAGCAAGCAGAAGCAGTCGAATGGAGACTGACCGCGATCCGAGCGTTCTCGAACATACAGCCCTGAACCAGCTGCCCCTCGGTGCTGTCCATCCTGATATAGGATTGAAGCACCCCGGCGGCCGCCACACTGTCCGGGTTCTCGGAGAACGAACAGTTTACGATGCTGGACCCGATATTAAGACCCCCGCCGGTATTCCAGCGCATCCTGATCATCCCAACGACAAGCTGTGCTGCGTTAGACCAGAAGTGGATGTTCTCGATGTTCGCGTAGGAAGAGTTAAGGTCGAGGATAGGAGAGTCTACGCTAGTTGCCCCCTTGAAGCTGCAGGCTTGATAGACAGAGTTCCCGCGGCCGTTGCCTGTGCCGATGATACTCAGCCCCGCGTGTGTAGTTACTGGAACGACTACGTTCTCAGTATATCTAACCCCCACCGCTTGTGGACGAACGTAGATCGTGTCATCTGTGCCTGCAAGTGCTACCGCACGAGCTAGCGTCGTCGTTGCCCTGCGCGGCGTCAGTGCGTTGTTTCCGAGAACTCCGGAAGTCCCATCGACGTAGAAGGTCCGGCCCCTCCACAGGCCAGCAAACCGGCTCATCCCGCCGACTGGTGCTCCGCCCCACTGATACAATCCATCTCTTACAGTTGACATACTAGTCTCCTTACCTCGGATTTCAGGGAAACCATCCTACACCCCTGGCTGTATAGGGGCAACACCGAGGTTTGTTTACCAGCCTTCTCCAAACAGCCGCCCATTATCTTCCGATAACGGAAGGCTGCTTGAAAAAAGCCCCTCATTGCGAGGGGCAAAAGGGGATCAGTTACTGCGAGGCGAAGATCCCTCGTGGGTCGGTCGCGCCGACGGAGAATAGCATATACGTCGCGGCCTTAGCGTTCTTAGTGTCAAAATCATTGTCCTGATCGAAATTGGGCCGTTCAGCCCAATACATCTGCATCCCGTTCGGGCAGTCTGTCCGAACGAACCAGGGGCTGGCTGAAGTGAAGTAATGATTCAGCTTGATCCCCTTCGGGAACGCATTGGTCGCCTTCAACACGTTGATGTTGTTATTGAAGGTGTCCGACTGCATGACCGACTTCAGAATGCGGTTCGCGTTGAACCACTCCTGCCGCGGGATATGAAGGCTCTGCGGCATGATCGAGATCAACAGCCCGCGGTCGTTCTGCGTGCCCATGATCTGGATGCACAGGTCCTCCAACGCCACTTCGGAGAGGTCCGCCGACGGGCTCAGTTCGTTGCTGTATGTCCCGCCGGTAGTATTCGTATGCACCGTCGAGATCAACGCTACGCCATCACCCGTAGTGAAGTAGGTAGTGACGAAAGCATTGTTATACAGAAACGCCGCTACGTTCTCAATCGTCTGATTGATCGAAAACGCATTCGCCTTCGCCCGGCGCATGGACACCTGCTCGTAGAGGTTGAACTTCAGCTCTTCGTAGGTGCAGATGTAGCCCAGCGCGTAAGCGATGTGCGTGTAGCGGGTTACTGGCCCCTGAACTTCTGAGTCGTATTCGAGCGCCTGACCCTGAGGCTTGATCGGAGCGAGGCCGAATCCGGTGATCTGGACATCTTCCTCGTAAGCTTGCTCCGAATCGTCCTCGTCGTAGAGGTCTGGCCACTCCCTTGTATGGGCCTCGTAGACTTGGCCCCAAAAGTCGTGCACTCCCGGCCATAGTGCCTTCGGGTGCGAGCCGGTGGTAATGACGCCTGCTGGCATGGTTATTCTCCTTTACAGTCCGACGTTGCCAGCGCGGAGGCTGTGGTGATTGATCGTCACCAGCCACCTTGCGTGCTCGCCGAAAGCGTTGTCGGATCGCTGCGCCAGCCCTAACAGCCGCAGTTGAATCGTGGCACCAGTGCCTTCGCCGGCGTTGTTGACTTCCCACCCCGACACGAAGCCGTTGTTAGTGCCCGAAACCAGGTCAGCATTGAGGCCGACCTCCGCCGCGGTGAAGGCTGTGCCACCCGAGACCTCCTGAATTTCGAAGATCGTATTCGGGTCGTCGGCAACTAGGACGTAGTAGTTGCGCGACTTGGTTGCAGGGATGACGATTGGAGTATCGGCAGGAACGCCGTATTGCCCTCCATACGCCAGTGCCCCTGCTCCCGAGACAATCGCCCCTAGCACGGTATTGCCAACGCCAGCGGTTGCCAGCGTGATGGTCGGAACACCTCGGGCATCTGCGCTGCCGGCCCAGACTACCGGGTCGCCAATCGCATAGACCAAGCTGTCATCAGTATCCGGGATGCAGTAGACTCTACCACCTCCCGTATACTTTGCGCCACTCAGATACCCGACCGGGCTAAGTCCTGATGGCCTGTCTGCATTTGCCATTTAAATCTCCAGGTTAATGAGAGGTTATTTCCGGCCCTTCCTTCGGAAGAGATCCGGCACCCTCGATCGCCGCGGATCGACGTAGCGTTGGGCGGCATCTGCTGCCGTTTCCCCATCTGCTCGTCCACCGACCTGGCCCTGAGCGTAGCTGGCGGTTAGCGCGTCTGCGACTGAGTCATTCCTTTTCTGTGCGATTTCGTTATCCTCTTGGTAGTGCTCCAGCTTCTGCTTCATCAGATACAGCCGGACAGCGTTGCCGCCACCATCGACTTCACTTCCTTCAACCACGCTTACTCTTGACCCCAGGTCCGTGCTGCCTGTCTTAGTGCCATCGCCGCCCAGAAGAGTATCGTTCAGTTGCACCTCCTCCGGGCTAACGTAATCGTATCCTGCGCGCTCGGCCTGAGCTAGCCTCTGCGCAGTCCCTCTAATCCACCGAAGGTGATAGCCGGGAATTTCAGCTGCCTCCAGCTTCCTCTGCGGAACGGAGAGAGGAATCCGCTTCCGGTCCTGGGCAGTTGGCCCTGGGGTCGCAGAAGGGTTCTGGTGATCCATCTTCGCTTTTGCTTCAGCTGCCTTCTGCTCGAGATTGCTCATGGTTCGTTACTCCGTGTAGTATTGTTTAACGTAACTGGAGCGCCAC